AATTTATTAGTCCCTGCAAATGTCAATATACCATCATATGTGACAGTTGCATTTGTACTGTATGCAGTATTTGCAAATTCAATATTTGGATTAGTACCTATATTCTGAAAGATATTTGTACCAACAAATGTATTACCAACATCTGTTTTTGCGTAACCAGTAAGTCCATCTACTTGATTTATTACAAATTGTTGTGTGGCAATCACGTTTGTATCCGTGCTAGTTGTACCAGGATTACCAAGTATGGCTAGTTCACTCATATCATTGCAATACAATATACCATATGCTGAAGTAGATCCTGGATAACATATTTTAACACCACCTCCAGTTCCAGATAGTTTGGGTTCTACCACAAAACAATTACTTTCCCCATAAATGTATACATCTCCAGTAGTATTGTGTTGTGGCACACAGTTCAAAGCAGTATTTATATTTACATGATGATTGAAAGGCATATGAATCACCATATCCGACTCACTATTTAAATAAATAGAAGCATCGTCAGAGGTTTCTCCACCATAACCATTGAAAACCAATATGCCTTCCTCGACATTAATTTTTTTCGAAAAAATATAATCTGACGCAGTCATTCCCCTACAATACATGTATCCTGTGCTAGCAATAATATCTCCGTTATTTGCGATAATGTTTCCTTCAGTTGCAGTAATATCCTTTTTTGCAGTAATTTTACCTGCGCTTGCATTAATATCTCCAGCACTCGCGATGATATTTCCGGAACTGGCGGTGATATTTCCAGCACTTAGACTGTTGCTCGACACATAGGTTCCGTTATTTATTATACCATTAAATGTATTTGATTGAGTAAATGTGTTTGATTTGTTCTTAAACGCTGCCTGCGCATTGATCGCATCAATCTCTTTTTGTAAAAATTCGGATTCATCCGTTATTGTGCTAACCGCTTTTTTCACATATCCTACATTGGCGACGGAATAATCCCCTAAACCAATGTCTACCGACGGCAAAGAAGCGTAAGTCAACTTGACCGAACCAGCAAAAGTATTTGTTCCCGTCCAAAGGTTGTCTGCTGCGAAAAACCCCTCTAATGTCGCAGCATTGGTTAGATTGAAATTCGCCAATAATTGTTCCAGATCTTGTCCATTTGTAAAAATAACATTTCCTACATTGAATAATGTTTGTCCATCTAAATCTAAATGACTCTGTGCAATGATTTTGGTGTTTAATTGACCTACACTTTCTGTTACGTTTAAATTCATATTATTATTCGTATTGGATGATACATAATTGTTTCGCGTGTTAAATCCCAACCCGCCAAATCTGCGAAAGGCCATTTTTATTTCATCATAAAAGATTTTTGAAATGATTCCTTAAAAAAACAAAGGAATCATTTATAGAATGAGACGATTCATATGTCTTACCACCGTATTCATAGTGAATACTAGAATTAAGGAAATCACAAGAGCGTGAATGGCTGCAATGTGCCTTAGACTATATTTGCGAGTTACAGGCATCAAAACCCCGGGAGAAAAAAGGTAGGTGATCAAGAAAATGTAAACAAACAATAGCCACATATAATATTAAAAATATTATTTTTTTCTTTTTCTCTTTTTTGTTTGAAAATCACGTTGCAATCTTTTTATTAAGGATTTTGGTTCATAAGGATGCATCAACAGCTTTTTAATGTTACGTGAAGATAGAGTTTTATAATTTACCTTTTTTTTTCCGTTAATTTCAGTAATGACTTCCATAAAACCCTTTTTACCATTTGTCATTATTTTTTCTTCCGAACGCGTTTTCCCATCATCTTTTATTTCTGAATAAGAAAAGCTTAACATAATATATTTTTTTAAAAAAATAATATATGAATTATGATGAAATGTTGAGTAAAATGAGTCTCCGCTATTTTAACGGTCAATTATATCAAGATATTCAGGAAACTCAGGAAACTCCGGAATTTTCTCGAGAAATCCGAGAAATCCGAGAAACTCGAGAAATCCCTCAAGTTTATAAACCAAAAACAAAGGAAGAATACATTCAATTGGTTCGATATCAAATACTTTTGCGTAGAAAAATGCAACAAGAACAAAAAGAGAAGCGTAAATTATTAATCTCTGCCACAAATGGATCAATTGTAAAAGTAAATACAGCAAATTCACTATTTCGATTAAAATAAAATATTTAGTATAAGTATGAGTTTTTTTGGCGGACGAACTTGCAAATACGGAACTTCCTCTAAATTAGCTAAAAGTGGTAAAAGTTATCTGTGTAATAAAAAACCAAATGCACATTCAAGAAGAGGCAGGCCAAGAGTTCGAGCTATAAAAGCCACGAGGTCTTGTAAGTATGGTAATAGAATACAGGGGCATTGCCCTGATAAAAACGGAAAAGTACCCAAAAAATATCTAACAAATAATGCAGGGCAATTGTTATTAGCAAACGCACCAGCGTATGGAAGCAAAGAATATGGAAATAACTACGAAGCCAATGGTATTTATGGAGATTATATTAATGGTTCGTCTTCTAAACCAAAGAGTTCTTCTTGGAGTTGGAGTAGTATGGACGATCGCGCTTATAAGTAATTTAAATTTTAGAAATATTCTCCTTGACCCATTTTTTGGGATCCACACTCGTCAATTTAGAGATATTCTTAAAGTAATTGCCATCCATATTTTCGCTTAATTTCGCCAACAATTTCGTTTGTATGTTCCGCACCAATGTCTCAAAGCATACACACGAAATATCACGCATTTTCACCCAGCCGTCTTCGTAGACTTTATTGGATCGAACACTCTTCATATTCGACAAAATATCCTTTATGATTGTTAAGATAATTGTACCAATCTTTTCTTCCCAGCATATTGTGGGAATAATAATAATCATTTCCTTTAATTCTTCCTGGAAATTCTTTTCTGGTATCTCGGTTGGTGTATCTAGCTGTTTTTCCAATTGAGCCACCCGAGCCGTTAAAGAACGAATCATTTTTAAAAGTTCAGCTGTCGTCGGTTCAAAATCCTCATTTTGGCACTTGTACTGGTGTTTCTCAAAACACGCGCGATTCTTATATTTCTTTCCACAAGAGCAAGAGATCTCCATTTTTTTAATCATAATCATAAGATTATATTTTCAATTTTAAAATAATACCTTTAAATATGACACATTGTGGAGGTTGCCTTTCGCGATCAGATCCAGTTGTAATTTTTCAAAATCAGCAAAAAATATGGAACACAGTCCGCATCGATTTTTCTCAATATTTAATGAACAAGGCGAGTTTGACGGCTTACGAACCAAGTTTGAAAAATGTCAATTGGAACCAACAAAGTGATCGCGTTCACCCTCACATCCAAGCAGTAGTTGTTCCTTCGAGAGGAAATAGTACTAGGCGATCATTGACGCGTGACCGCCCCGGGGCGTGTTCTCCTGGTGGAATAGGTTGTGACATCAAGTTTAATTCTTATGATCGATATTTGAATCGCATTAAAGGTCGTGCACCGTTGAGACGTGAGAGTAAGCCTGCGCCCGCGGGAGTTATGACCGGTGGCAAGTACTATAAGACGAATATTATTCCTTCGTGCAAGTGTCCTATAATAGGACCAGATGTTCTCAGACAAACTTTTAGGCAACCTATTGTGGATTTTACCCCTATAGGTAGTATATATAAAGCAGGATTAATACTTAAATGGGATGGAATTTGTTTTGCTGAAATTATCAATGTTTTACAGGATGTGCTTATTGTTCGCTATCTCAATAAATATGGAACTCCCAATGATAGGGTTGATGTAGTTTATTTGAAAAACCTAACAAATGTAGCCATTGTTGATGAAAGTTGTTTCGAAACAATGCCCGATTATACAGGATTTAATGAATATTTTAACCATTTATTATAATATTTTTGTATAATATGTTTTCTTTCCGATTAAGGCCTAAAGCTGTGCGTTCATCTGGTTTTTCAATGATTGGTCGTTTAAAATATAATGCCCCGTGCAATTGTAAATAATTTTAAAATTATGAATTTTCATATTATAAAAATTCATAATATATATGCCAGCATATAACGAACCAGCTCAACCATTACAACCATCAAATCGTGCAACCTATTTTAGCACATTATATTATAATCGACCATCCATTACGGCTGCATTAAAGGCAAATACTTGTATGTGTTTCACTTACAATAATCCAACCAATTATTATTATAAACCGCATAGTGCATTAGGAAATGTAGGAACTATTTCTTCGGCCTATCAAGCCCAGAGAAAAAGAATTTAGAAATATTATGAAAATTAAAATATTATAATATATTATATGGCAAATTTCTCAGGATCATTTGGAATTGCTAGATTGCAAAAAGGAAGGACTCGATGCTCAAAAGGTACTAGATGGAGACCAAAGTATAAAATGTGTATGTCTGATGATGGATATAAGAAAGTTGTCTCGGATTCTAGAAAAAGACGTTCTAGAGCAAATAGAGTAAGAGGTCAGCAAGCAATAAGACACAGCATGTTTAAGAGATTTAGATGTCCAACAGGAAAGCGTCAAAAACCACCAGGGTCCAAAAAATGCCAACCCTATACCGGTTTATCAGACGCCGCATTTGATAGACTATAAGTGATACAAATATATGTTGAATGTCAATATATATTTGGAAATATCAAAAACTAGCAAATTTGTAAATTATTCTGGAAGTTTTTTAAGAGCTATAAATTGTTTATTTGCGTATGAATAAGTCCAAAGAAACATTCTATTATAGAAATGGAATTATTTCATGTAGGTAAAAGAAACGGTGAATTGTATTTTGATAATATTCATAGTTACGAAACGCGGAATATTTCCACATTTAAATGTATTCAAGAAGCTGACAAAATATATAATTGGAATGATTTTGATATTACTATACATACAGGCGATACTTGCAAACAAGATGAATATGGATATTCCAAAGGAACTCTTTATCGTTTAGTTCCTGATTTTAATTTCGATGCTTGGCCTCAAGTTGGTATTCAAGATTACGCGGAAACAACTGAACAAATAAGAAAAGCCGGACTTTTACCAGCAAAACTATTAAAAGTTGGATGGATTGGAAACACAGATACAAATATAATGCGTAAGAAACTAGTTGCATATGGTTATGTAAACCCTCGATTGTATGATTTTATAGATATGAAATGGATTCCGTCAAATAAAGAACAATTGAATGCGACTAAATTTTTAAGTATGCCTGAATTAGTGGAAAGATATGCCTTTTTAATTGACATTGAAGGATACGGATATTCAGGAAGATTAAAACATTTGTTGTGGAGTCAACGCCCTCTTTTACTTGTAGATCGCCCACATAAAGAATATTTTTTCGAATTTTTAAAAGAATGGGAACATTATATTCCTGTGAAAAGAGATTTATCTGATTTAGTTATTAAAACAATGTGGTGTATAAATAATCAAGAAAAGGCACAAGAAATAGCAAATAACGCATTGGAATTCAGTAAAACATATTTGACACGTGAAGCGTGTTATTCTAAATGGAATGAAATCATTCAATCGGTTCAAAAATAGCGGGATTGGAAGAAAGAACCCCCCAATCAATTTCGCATTTTTTCGCGAATAATAATTTAATAATCCTCGGGTTTTTATTTCCGCATAAAATACGCCAAAACAAGGGGTCGTTCATTGCATTATTCCATTCTCGCTCTACAATGGGCTTCATTCGAGAGTTTTCTTCAAACCAATTTTCCCAATCACCTGTAATAAAATTCTCTATAATGACCACTGCATCATCGTCTTGTCTATCTGCAAGAGTGTATAGGGTAACTTCTTTGTCTTGTTCCACTGAACACGGATTCTTGACACATTTTTGAAATAGCTTTGGAGTGACTTTTGTCTTCATAGAAACCCACCATTGAGCCAGCTCGCACGGATTATTGTATACTGCATTCCAGTCAATGTATTTATAATATTTTTGTTGGCAATTCATCAAATGCATCACCGCTGGTTTTGCCGGATTTCGTGAGAGACACGCGATTTCACATGTTATATCTTCCTTCCTTTCGACCATTGTCTTGAGTATTATACTGAGTTGGCGAATTGCCTCTTTGGATGAATTCGAGGCAAGATTTCTCCTGCATTCGGCGTGTAATGAAGGACTAAATACTTTTTCTCTTAGTAGGGGATGTTCTATCAATAACTGCATTGCTTTTGGATGTGGATTTTTGGTCAGCCCGCGAACATCTATGTTTTTTATCTGGATTTCTGGTAATAAACCAGTCAGGTGGATAAGAGCGTTTTCTACTTGAGTATAATCTGTCATTTTGTGCAAACCAATTTTTCAAAATTATTTTTTCAATTTTTTTAAATTGAAATTTATTTTGCAAAGAAT